AAAGGTAAAGAATACGTTGAGGTTAACGAAAGACTAAAACATTTTAGAGGTAACTACAAAGGATGGTGCTTGACATCTGACATTGTAGAACTTACAGATGATCGTTGTGTAATCAAAGCTACGATCTTTGATGATAACGGAAACATACGCGCCACAGGTCATGCGTATGAAAAAGAAGGTTCTTCCTTCATTAACAAAACAAGTTTTGTAGAAAACTGTGAGACATCAGCTTGGGGACGTGCTTTATCTAATATTGGTATTGGCATAGATACGTCAGTAGCTTCTTATGAAGAGGTTGCAAATGCTATAAATCAACAAGCAGACAAGCCAAAAGCAAAACTAAAGCTTGATGAAGACAAATTTAACAATATGCTAAAAGCTATTGAAGCAGGAAAGGGCGATGCTGTAAAAGATAAGATGCCTAATTACGACATACCAGAACATATGTTGAAAGTATTAAATTCTAATTTAAAATCTAAATAATTATGAGTATAGAAGCATTTGATTTGGCAAGTTGCCAAGTAAAACCAAGTAAAGTTGTTGAGAATAAAAAGTACTTTAATGAAGGTGCGCATAGATGTCAAGTTTTATCTGTGTCAAACTCACAACAAAGACAGAACTATAATGGTGCACCATATATAGAATTTGACGTTGTTAACGAACAAGGTGAGTATGGTAGAGCTAAGTTTTGGGCTGTACGTGATACAGATTCGCCTAAGTCAAAAGAATGGAAAAAGAATACGCTACACGAGTTTCTTACAAACTGTGGTGTATTAGACTTTTCTAATGACATAAACTCTATTAAAGCTTCAGTTGGAGCCTGGGTTAATATTTGTTTCACTTACGAAGAGTACATGACTCTTAAAGATGGTGAGCCTGTAAAAAGAAAGGCTGTAAGATATAGATGGTCTAGCAAAGACGGAATGAAAATTAAGTACGATGCTAAATACAACAAACCTATTTCACCTAAAGATGAACAGGAGTTTGTTAATCTACATAAACCTAGTCAATCATCTGTAGTCATGCAAAGTGATGAGGATGATAACTTGCCATTCTAAATATTTTAGTATTTTTGTGACGAACTCACAAGAATATGTCAATATTTATAGCAGGGAATGTGCCTTCTAGTAAAAATTCAAAACGATGGACGGGCAAGATGTTAATCAACTCGAAAACCGTTATGAAATATATCAAAGATACTAACCAACAGTATATTGAAAACAGGGAGGTTTTTAAAGAAATGGTGGCAGGGAAGAAATTTCCTGTCACTATCTCTTTTACATTCATAAGAGGATCAAAACACAAATTTGATTATATTAATCCTGCACAGACTGTACAAGATTTAATGGTAAAAAACAAATGGATAGAAGATGATAACTGTGAATTTATGATACCGCAGTTTGAACCTTATAGTTACGACAAACTCAATCCAGGAGTTATAATAAAAATTATATGAACACAATAGAGGATTTTTTAGATGCTTACATAGAAAGCAATAGACTTGATAAGCAAGAATTTACGTCTAGTTCTCGAAGAAGAGAATTGGTAGACGCAAGAATGGTTTATTGTTCTGTTGCTCGTAAATGTGGTGACTTTACTTTAAAACAAATAGGTCAAAGCATTAATAGAGATCATGCTACAGCTTTGCACGCTATAAGAAATTATGAGGTGTTAAGCCAAATGGATAAGGATCTAGTAAATAAATACAACAAAACTGTAGTATTATACAACATGTTGTTTTATACGCCAGACGCTAAGTCCAATGCACTTATGGATACTTTGTTTAGAAGCAATAGTAAACTAAGAAAACTAATTACTATTAGAGACTCTCGTATTGAAATACAAAACGAAGAGATTAAAGGTTTAAAAAATAAAATTAAATTAATTGTTAAAGAACTCACAAATGAATAGAACAAAAAACACTAAAAAGAAAATAAACGTAGACGGTAAAGATGTAAAAGTAGATTTATCTGTATATAAAGTACTTGAAAATTTATCAGAAGCATTAAAAGCGCATGAAATTGCGCTACTAACATGGGTACACAAAGTGTACAATGAAAAAGATAAGGCTAATCATAGCCCAGAAGAAAGCGCATTGTTTCAGTATTGTATGATGATACCTGACGCATTGAATATATTAAAACGAATGAACGACATAGATGAAGAAAATAGAAAGGAAGGATCTGATGACAGCTCAGATAAGATCGGAGCTACAGCAGATAACGGATCTGTTGATTAGTAAGAACAACTCTTACGGTAACTCAGCAACACAACCAGCCAATATCTTTTCAAAAGGTAACGCTGTTGATAGCATTTCTGCACGTATTGACGATAAGTTAATGCGAATTAAAAACAAAGGCATCAATCACAATACATTAGATACTGTCGATGATTTGATAGGTTATTTAGTATTGTTGAAAATAGCTTACTCCGAAAACGAAATAAAATAAGATATTTTGTATCTTTGTATTTCTTCTCGGACAGTTCTGTCCTTTGTGTATTCATAGTTGGTTGTCGAAGTCCCTGGTTCTCCAGGGATTTTGGCCTCTAACAACTTTTAACTATGGAACCTATAGAATACTGGCAAATAGATAAGATAGAATCTTTGTTACAACTCTGTCCTTATGATAATGATTACAGAGATAAAATAATGGATAACCTCCCAGAAACTAAAGAAGAGGCCAATTTATTATTAGACAAACTTTGGTTTGATCATATACCAAGAGATCCAAAAGATCAATTTGATAAAATGATTAGAATGAAAACATTAATCAAAATAGATTTTAAATACGAGTATGTTTGTGATGACTGTGGTGAAAACTGGATAAGTGGAACTAAAGATACATTATGTACATCTTGTTTAAGTCCAAATATTAAACAAATTACTGATGAATGAAAATGACGTAGACATAGCATTGTGCATTGCAATGTTTAGATGTTTTAACGAACAGCTGTATGCTCTTAAAGGCGTACATTCATCTTTGCTTAAAAAGAAATTTAATCATTTAGTTAAAGTTGCTAAACAATACGATGATGAAATTGTAAAACAAAGCAAACACGATGTTGAGGTCGATATTTTATACGACAAAATGATGGACATTATGGTCGAAATAAAACTGCAAATATTAAAAGAAAATGAGTAAAAACACAATTGTATTTGAAGGCGGTATTGATGGCATTAAAACAATGGCTGACAATACTGTAAGAGTTAATGTAGGTACACCTGAACTATCACCTGATATTGTAGGTCAAATGTACTCTATGCTTAAACAACCTGGATATGTAGTTATATCTACTATGCCTATTTCACAAAAACAAATAGACGCTGTAGAATCTGCTACTATAGATAGAGAGTTTCAAGAAAAAACACCATCGCAAAGATTGCGTAATGTGTTATACGTGCTTTGGGAACAACAACAACCTAAAGAAACTAATAGTGAAGGAATTACTACATACATAGATTTTGACCTATACTATAAGCGTAAGATGAATGAGCTAATTACATTCATTAAAAATAAACTATCATGATAACAAAGGACACTAGGAAAACTTTTAAAATTAGAAAGTCTGGTAGATCAACTGATTTTATTAGCCCTAGTTTCGGACACGGATGTTTGTATGATTGTAGCTATTGCTACATGAAAAGACACAAGCCTACTGGATTGAGTATTGCTACAAATTCTGAAGATATACTAACAAGTATAAACAACCATGCTTATTTTGCTTGCGTTGATAAACCAAATCAAACACATCCTAAATATATAACATACGATATAAGTTGTAATGAAGACTTTGCTTTACACGCTAAGTATCATGACTGGGAAAGTATATTTGATTTTTTCAAAGAACATCCTGTTGCTATGGGTAGTTTTGCTACTAAATATGTTAATCCTGATTTGTGTACGTATAATCCTGAAGGAAAAATACGTATAAGGTTTAGTTTAATGCCACAAAAAATGGCTGATATACATGAACCTAATACGTCTAAAATAATTGATCGTATCAAAGCTATTAACGCTTTTATAGATGCAGGATATGATGTACACGTAAACTTTAGTCCTGTTATTTTATATAAAGGATGGCTTGAAGATTACGAAGATTTGTTTGTTATGCTGGATAATTATGTAGAATATAAAGATGTTGTAAAAGCTGAGGTTATATTCTTAACACATAACGCCAAAAAACATATTACAAACCTTTCTAGACTTATTAATAGTGAGGATCATTTATGGGCTCCACAAATACAAGAAACAAAAACATCACAATATGGTGGTGAAAATATTAGATATAAACGAGATATAAAAAGTTTATGTATAAAATCTTTTGTAGATTTGCATGACCAAATAATACCTTGGAACACAATTAGATATATATTTTAATATGACTTATAAAGGAAGATTAACCGCTTACAGAAGATGGCTTGTTAAACAACTTAAAAAAGTTGATAAAGCTTTATTAGCTATAAACAATTCAAAATGAAAAAAACAACACACAAATTACTTAAACAAGCTCATATAATTATTAATGAAGCTACTGGTACAGATATAAGTAAAACTGCTAGAGAGAACGCAAAGCGTGAAGCTAGAAAACTGTACAGAAAGATTAAGGATATTGATCCAAAAATTTACAATATTCTTGAGCCTGAAATTAATGAGTAGTTTAGTTGTTATTTGGCCTAGTTAACTTTAACATTATAGTTTAACTTGGCTTGCACACCGTTGTATTTACTCCAAACAAATGCAGAGGCTTTTTTAATGTTGCCTACATAGCCTTTCATATCATGCCATTCGTCTGTAGCTGACATAGATGATAAATTACGTACAGTAAGACCATTTAATTCTTCTACTGCTTGCATTTTATATGCTTTGTTTGTGTGTAAATGCCCACGGTGAACCTCAACATATTTTACCTCACTCCATATTTCTCTATATCTTTGAGAAACAATACCTGGTAAATCATTTAACTTAGGGCCATCGCCATGATCATTTATTATTAGACATTTACCATACACATAAGACTTCATCATTGAGTTACTATTATCTACAGTAACATTTTCATGTTCAGAATAGAACATTTCTAAAGCATCACCTATATGCATCATAGACTCTCTGTCGTGATTACCTGGAACTACACTAACATGTACATCTGCATACTCTACTAACATTTGTATACACTCTACTATTAACTTTCTTCCCGCTCTATAAACTTCTATACCTTTGTCAGTATTGTATTGCGGTGTTCCTTTAGTAGTACTTACAATAGGCCAATCACCATCAGAGTTTAAAAAGTCGTTACCTACTACAAATAATATTTGATTTATATAGTATCCACTAGCTCTCTTGACTAAATGGGTTAAGGCATCTATCATTCGTCCTCTTGCTATCTCTAAACTATATTCGTCTCCGTCTATACCTATTTTTCCAAGATGTAAATCACAAGCATTAATTTCTAGTAGATGTGGATCATCATCTTTATAACTATCTGGTCTTAATATACTATGTGGTTTAGAATTAAAAAGAGGAACTAAGTCATTGACTAGCTCCTCTCTTATTTTTTCTATGTTTAGTAAAGGATCAATCTTTTTTAACCAAGCCTTTGTTCTAAACATTGGTACTGTTATAGGTCTTTTAGCCTTATCAAAGCCTGTAACCTCATATGTACCTATATCATATCTTTCTACATACCATACTTCTGTATCTACCTTACAAGCCTTTAAAAGGTCATCTAGCGATTTAACTCTATTGCTATCTTCGCATGTAGCTATCGCTCCTGACTTGTTTTCTTCAAACGATGTCTTTTCTTTAGATGATGGATTCAGTTTACCGCGTAATCTTCTAGCTATACTACGTACTTTTTCGTAATTTGTATCAAATAGTATTGCTGTTTGATGATAGTCTTTGTTTAACTTTTCTGGATTAGATAATAAATATTCTTTTATTTGTTCATTAATCATTGGAATAATTTTTCATTCTCATATTTTGGTCCGTAGCCATGTTGTGATTTTAAGTCAACATTTTTGACTTTCAATTTATATTTATTTTTTCTTAGTTTTATTTTATCCAATGCTTTATTTACTAACATAGCATTGTTAATTATTTCTTCTTCTGTCCAACCCTTAGCAAATACATCTTTTGCTACATATTTTACTTTAGTGTTAGGCATTTCAAAAGTCCAATCTGTTATCCAAATTGGCAGTTTATTTTCGTATTCCATAATTTATTTTAATACAGTTACATCTAACTGACCTTGGTCAGCTATTTTGTAAATATATAAATAAAATGGTTTACTACCAGAAATAATTTTTTGTGTAGTTCCAACTATCTCAGATAATGACAGCTGTTTAGGATTACTTGGTGCTGTACCAGCTTGCGCTAATAACATATTAGCTGCTAGATATACAGTATCTTTAGAATTTATTATAGTTTGATTTGGATACTTAGCTGTAATTGTTTTTATATCAACTCTTGAAAGTAATAAATTAAATGTAAGATTTTGTGTTGTATTACTATTTACAAACAAAATATCTCTTAAAGTACCATCAGTATTACTATCAAA